TGTCCTCGGAGGTGCTCTCGACGCGCGCATGCAACTTGGCCTCGTCGCGCGTCACGGGCTCGGTGGCCGGCGGCGTGAGCGGCTCCAGTACCCCGACGATGGCCGCTGCCTGGCTTTTCCACAGCATGTCCACAGCCCCAAATCGTTGCCCTAGGGCGCCTGGCGTCGCCTGGGACGCGATTTCGCCACTCCCGGCGCCAGAACGGGGCCCGAGGCCTCTCCTGCCGCTCCTGGGCCATCCTGGGCGGCCTGGCTCGGTTGCTGGTGCGCCTCCGCGGGGTCGGCCTCGCCGCCCTTGAAGAAGGCCTCGGCCAGCCACTCCGGCAGGTCGTACTCGCAGCCCGCCTGGTAGGTGACCTCGAAGGAGCCGGGGAACGGGATTGCCTTCGTCGTGCGCTGCATGAGCACGCGGATGGTCGCCACCTCGGGTCGGGGCTCTGGGATGCCGTAGCGCATGACCTTCGTCTCCCGCTGGGCGGGGCGCCGGCAGTTCGGCGAGAGGCCGAAGCCGGAGCGCCCCCAGTCCGACAGCATCAGTTGAGCGTGCCCTGCAGCCGCTTCTTGCCGATGGCCAGGATGGCGATCGGCAGCGCGCCGGCATCGTTGTTCACCGGCGTGAAGGTCAGGCGCACGTAGCGCTTGGTGCCGGCGTAGCCGATCGTCCGCACGACGTTGTCGTCGGAAAAGATCGGCGCTGCCGCTGCCTCCTGGCCAGTGCCGGACGGCAGCAGCTCGGCATCGGGCACCGCCGCAGCATCGGAGAGGGCGGGGTCGTCGCCGTGCTCGACGAGCACTGTCGAGGTAGCATCGGCGTCCGTCCAGGTGCCGATCATGATGGCGAACAGCAGCGACATCAGGTCGGTCATATCGATGATCTGGCCGACCAAGGCGGCGCTGGAGTTGGTCTGCGTGATGGGTGAGACGCCGCGCAGGAAGCTGAATTTCGAGAGATCGTCGAAGGGGATCATGGTCCCTGTCTCCTTAAGAATGGGTTGGGCAGAGGAGGCGGGACCTCGGCGGACCCGCCTCGCTCCGTCAGGCTGCGAACTGAATGAACTTGAGGGCGTCGCTGTCCCTCACCCCGCCGCCGACGCGCTTGGTGGTGTAGAACAGCTGATAGCCCTTCTGGGTGTAGGGATCGCGCAGCTGGCGGATGCCGGCCCGGTCGATGATCAGATAGCCCCGCTTCCAATCCGCGAGCGCGATGCCGAGCGCGCCGGTCGTGGTGTAGCTCGCCATGTCCGGGAACTCGTCCCACTGGTAGCCGAGCACCATCTCGATGATGCCCGAGGCCCCGAGGCGAGCGTCGTAGATGTAGTTGCCGTTCTGATCCTTGAACTTGCGTGCCGCCCCGAGCGTGAGGCGGTTGCCGCCCCAGCGCAGATTGCGCCGATACCCCGGCTTGAACTTGTAGATCAGGTCGAGCAGATCATCCGCCGGCGACACCGTGGCCGATGCCGTCTTGAAGGCGCCGTTCGATCCGGTCTTCACCGACTGCAGGGCGCCGAAGGCGCGCGTGGCGTCATCGGTCTGGTTCACCGTGTAGGTCGTGAAGCCCTTCGGCTTGTTGGTGCCGTTGCCGGTGACGAAGGCCGTGTTCTCCTGCCGCCCCATCTCGTCGACCACCTTGCCGTCGAGCCAACTCTCGACATCGACGCCGGCGTCATCCAGCAGGTTCTGCGTGGCCTTCACCACTGCATACTGCTCGTGGACGGGCAACTCCAGCATGCCGACCTGCGGCGTGTTGGTCTCGGGCCGCGAGGACTGCTCACCGACCCAGCCTGTCGTGGGCTCGTCGCGATCGATAGGCTCCTTGTAGGACGAGCTGGTGATCGTCATCTGCCCCGCGCCTGCCGCGCGCAGGTCGCTGGTCTCATAGAGCTTGTCGATGACCGTCTGCGCCCGGAAAGGCTCGACGAAGTAGCCGCCGTCGGGAGCGCTCCCGACGGCCAGCGTCTTCAGTTCATCGGCAGTGAGCGCATCTTTGCCGAGCCGTAGATAGCGGTTGAGGCTCTTGACGTAGAGCGCGCGCTGCGCCGCCGCCTTGAGTTCGTCCACGTCCTGGCCGGCCGGCGTAACCCAGCGCCCGAACTCCCGATTGGCCTTCTTCTCCAGCTCGATCGACTTGGCGTCGCCGACCTGGGCCACGACGGGACGGTTCGCCTTCTTATGAAGCGCGTTGATCTCGTCGCGGAGCTTCTCGTGCGCCTTCTCGATCTTCTCCAGCGCCGCCTTGGTCAGGGGATCGGCCGCGCCACGCTTCTTGACTTCCTTGTCGACCTCCTCCTGCTTCGCGCGAATGTCGGAGAGGGTCTTCTCGAACCCGGCGAGCTGCGTCTTCAGCTCGGTGGGGATGGCACCATCAGGCATGGATGATCGCTCCTAGCGAACGGTTCCGGTTAGACGCCGGAATTCGTCCGCAAGGGCGAGCATTCCAGCGTCAGGTGGCGTACTCGCCACCTCGCCAGCAGCATCCCGCTTGCTTTTGAGGAGTGACTTGAAGCCCTGAGCGATGATCTGCTCAGCTTCCGAGCGACTGAACCCCGCATCCCGCTGGAGCCAGCACTGGAACTCGCGCTCGGTCGGCAAATCAGTCCGGGCCTTGACCGAGCTAATAACCGCTTCCTCGTTCATTGGGAAGAGGACAACGGAGATTTCTTTCAGGTCGACCTCCTCCAGCACGCGGATGCCGGGTCGCGCGCGGTCGGTGGTCGCCTTCTTGACGCGGTAGCCGATGGAGAGCCCGTCGAGCACGCCCTCGCGCATCAGCGCGTGCACCTCGCGCGCCTTGGGCAGCGCGTCCATCATCAGCGTGCCCTTGGCCATCAGGCCCTGACTGTCCTCGGCAAGGTCGGTCCAGAAGCCGATCGGGCAGGTGTGGTCGTGCTCGTAGAGCATCTTGAAGCGGCGCGTGGTGGTGTTGGCGAGCGAGCCCGCGAACGCGCCCTTGGCGACGATGTCGCCGCCAAGGTCCTCGTTGCCGAACTTGGAGGCGTAGCCCGAGAAGATGCCCTTGGCATCGACCTCGGTCGCCGCGAACTTGACGAACTTGTATTCGAGGCCGGCGGTGGCGGCCTTCAGGGCATCGCTCATGCGCATGGGGTCACCTGTAGAGGTGGTGGGCGCCGCCGGCATTGGGGGGGCGGGCGGATTTCGTGCCCGTCGCTGCGTCGAGGCGGTCGATCAGCGACTGCACACGGAAGCGCGTGTCGTCGGTCAGGCCATTGAGCAGGTCGGAGAGCTCGGCGCGCAGCTCGTCGATCTCCTCGGGCATGTCATAGGTCGGATCGTCGGCCTGCTCGACTTCGAGTACCCTCGCAGCAAGCGCATCGATGCGCTCGCCCAGCATGGCGCGGTCCTCGTCGTCCTCGGGATCCCAGAAGGCCTTCTGCTCGGGTGCGTCCTCGGGCTCATGCTTGAACGTCGGCCCTGCATCGACGATCTGCTGCAGGGCGGCGCGCACGGCGTTGAGCTCGGCGTAGCCGGCCTGGATGGCGCGGGCGATCTCGTCCTGCTCGCTGCGCAGCTCGGCCAGCGAGGCGAGCTCGGCGGCCAGGCGCGGCAGCAGGCCCGCCGCGTCCTCCTCCTCGCGCAGGTCGGCGCGAATGCCGGCGATGGCCTCGACGCTCTCGTCGATGCGAGCCGATTGCGCCCGGTGCTGGGCGCGCAAGGCCTCGATGCTGCTCAGCAGGTCGCTGAACTGCTGCGTCAGCTCGCCGATGTCGCTCATGGTCGGTTCACAAATCCGTTATGAGATGATCAGTCCACGCTCGATTTCGTGATCGGATGGGGCTTCTCTTCACGCGCGCGTGATGGGATGGGTTGTCCGTTCACGGAATTGCGATCGGGTGCGTCAGGCCGCGACGGGCTCGTAGAGCGCCACGCAGCGGCAGTTGATGATCTGGCCCGGCGGGGCCGAGGTGTCGCCCGGGTACATGAGGCGGTGGCCGTCCTCCCCGATCACGAAGGGTTCGTCGAGCGCCACGGTCTGCCCGTTGGCCTCGGCGTGGTCCTTCCGCGTGCGATGGTCCTCGGTGGCAAGCCAGGTCTTGGTGAACTCCAGCGGCGATGCATCCGCCGCGGCCTGCTGCCCGTACATGGCGGCGGCGTGCGTCTCGGTGCGGGCGATGCGCCGGGCCCGCGCCAGGCCGATCTCGCCCGCGGTCGCCTCGACGATGTCGCGGGCGATCTCCTCGACCGACAGGCCCTCGGCCTGGCCCTGCTCGATGGCATTCAGGATCGCCCTGCGCGTCGTCTCGGAGATGCCGACGATGGCCTCTGCCGCGTGCTCGCCCATGAACTCGGCGATCGCGCCGTCGAGGTCCTCGAAGGCCTTCGTCTCGAAAGCATGCGCGCACTTGGGATGCGAGACGAGCCGGTCCTCGAAGGCGCGCGCGGTGGCGACGAGCGAGGGGCGAAGCACGATGGCGAACGTCCGCGAAATGACGGATTTTTCGATGTTTGAGCCCTGCCGGTAGGCCCTCGACGCCACGCGCCCGATGTTGGCGAGCGCCTGCGCCAGGTGCGCCTCGAGCGCGAGCTCGTGAGCGTACTGTAGGCGCGAGAGCGCGGCGCGCTCATAGGTGCGGCGCGTGGAGAGGCGCGGAAGGGCGAGGGCGGGCATCGTCAGGCCGGCGAGTGAACTGCCTCGGAGGGCATGTGCTTGGCGCCGGGCTTGGCCGCCGGCCGCTTGCCCCTCGGCGGCTTCTTGCCGTCCTCATCGTCCTCGCCCGCCTCGCCGGCCATCGTCGCTGCGGTGCCGATCGGCAGCTGGCCGGCGCTCTCGTAGTGCTGGTCGCCGCCCTCGACGGGGTCGTAGCCGAGCGCCTCGCGCTTCTCGTTGAGGTTGAGAATTTTCGACGCCTCGATGCGCTTCCACTTGGCTTCCATCATGGGCTGCAGCGCGTCGAGGTTGTCGGTGTTGACCTCGATGTAGACGTTCGGGCCCAACTGGTGCTGGAACCAGTGGTTGAGAGCGGAGGCGATCTCGCGGGCGAGCGGGATGACGGTCTCCTGGTAGAAGCTCTGCCGGGCTTCCGCATAGTTGGAGTAGGTCTTGTCGCCGGGGATGCCGACGAGCTCGGGCGGCACGCCCAAGGTGAAGGCGATCTCGCGCGCGGCGCGGTTCATGCCCTCGATGAACTGCAGCTTCTCTGGGTCGAGGCCGAAGGCCTGCCAGTTCCACTTGCCGCCCTCGA